ATAGACGATGTAGCAGCCACGCTAACGGCCGTAAGTGCGCTAAGGGTAGTAACTGACCCAACCAAACTTGTGCCTAACTGCGTGTTTCTATTAGCGCCAAGTTTTACAACATACGCAGGTAACGGCAACATTGTGACAATAGATTTGCCGCTTAAAGTTGTTGGCTCTGGGCCTGCAGGTTTGCCAGTGTTGCGCGAGATTTTGCAGGTGGTGGCTTTGGTGCTGGCATCTAAAGTGATCGTACTATCAGGTCAACCCGGCTCGATTGACATTGGCGGCGCATCGTTCCCGTGTTATGACCTAACAGTGAAAGTGCAGGCACAAACAGCATGATCTATACCATCGCATCAAGCAAACTTGGCATTGTAGGAGACCCCTACATACCTGACGAGGGCATCAACGTGGCAGCGCTACTATCTGGCGGTTTCATTGTTGAGCAATCCACACCTAAACCTAAGAAACCTGCTAAAACTAATGCAGACACCAACGAGGAGATTTAACCCACATGGCTACCAGCACTTACCTATCTAACCCGTTAGTCACGGTTAATGCCGTTGACTTGACCGACCAGACCAGCGCCGCAACTTTTACGCGCGTGATTGAGGCTTTGGAAAGCACATCGTTTGGCAAGACCGCACGCGTTTACACCGCTGGACTTGAAAACAGCACACTGACTTTGACGATGTACAACAGTTTTGCTGCTACAGAGACTTACGCAACATTGGCAGCATTAGTGGGCACATCCACCACCGTAAAGATTAAGCCAACGAGCGCAGCTACTAGCGCAACTAACCCAGAGTCAACACTCACGGGTTGCTACCTAGAAACCTTGCCAATTGTCAACGCCGCATTGGGCGCGCTTGACACCATTGACATTGTGTTTACTGGTGGCGTGTACAGCGTTGCAGTAGCGTAACTAATCACAGCCGGCAACGGCCCGACACAAGGCAGGCAATATGCGCATCAAACTTAAGTTGACCCGTACCACCAATGCAGAGCCAGAGTACCTATACACCACGTTGTTCAGCATTGCGTTATGGGAAGAAAAATTTAACAAGAAACCATTGGACGCACAGAACTCTGGGTTTCGCGATTGGTCATTTTGGGCATACACATTGCTAAAGGTCAGAGGCGAAAAACTGCCTGATGACTTTATGGACTGGCTAAAAGAAAACCCTGAAATGGATGTTTTACCAGAGGCAGATGTGACTAACCCAAACCCTACGGACGCGGCACTTATCGACGGCAACTAGCCGAAGTTTGTGCCGCAACAGGTTTCTGGCCTGAACAACAAATACCGTTTGGCACGCGCGACTTGCTTACAGTGATTACAGTTATTAACGAGCAGGGAAAGCGGTAACAATGTCGGCAACTACAACAATCCAAGTGGTAGGCGTAAAAGAAACTATTAACGCGCTCAAAAACATTGACCCACAACTGCAAAAAGACTTTAGAACACAAGCCAACGACATTGCCGCGCCAGCCATTAAAGCCGCACAAGATATGTACACGCAAGTGCCTTTGTCTGGTATGAAATACAACTGGTCACAAGAAGGCCGTAGCCGTAAGAATTTCCCGTTTAGCGTTGCCAAAGCCAAAAGCGGTGTGAAATTACGCATTGACACCCGGCGCAACGCGGTAGGCGTAATTCTGATTGAGCAAAAAGACCCAGCGGCAGCGATCTTTGAAACTGCAGGCCGTGCCAACGCAAACAAACTTGGCAACCAATTAGGGTTTGTCGGCGCTGGTCGCACACGTTTCATTGGGCCAGCCGTTTACAGGGCTAGGCGTGCCATCGAAAAAGAAATGGAAAAGATGATTTTACAGACAGCAAGCGTAGTTAGGCGGTCGCTCTAATGCTGTCTATTCCAATCATTTCAGAGTTTGACGGCAAAGGTGTTTCTAAAGCAATCAAGCAATTTAAGCAATTAGAAACAACAGGCGAAAAAGCGCAGTTTGCTATTAAAAAAGCGGCAGTGCCGGCAGCAGCTGCACTTGCTGCAATTGGCGTTGCTTTGGTCGGCGCTACCAAAGCCGCAATGGATGACGAAGCGGAACAGGTACAACTTGCGCTAGCGCTAGAAAATGTCACTGGTGCAACAGACGCACAGATCAAAGCCACAGAGGACATGAACGCGCAAATGAGTCGAGCGTCAGGTGTCGCAGACTCTGAACTACGCCCAGCGTTTGCAAGCCTTGTACGTGGCACAAAGGACATTGCTACAGCCACAGACGCGTTGGCATTGGCACAAGACATTTCTGCAGGGTCAGGCAAAGACCTAGCAACCGTTTCTGACGCTTTGGCTAAGGCTTACGGCGGCAACATGAAAGGCTTGCAAGCACTCTCACCAGAGATTAAAGCCATGATCAAAGATGGCGCGTCATTGGATGATGTAATAAATGTGCTAGGTGGCACGTTTGGTGGCGCAGCAACAGTTGCAGCAGAGACCGCAGCAGGCAGATTTAAGATACTGCAAAACTCGTTAGACGAAACTAAAGAGTCAATTGGCGCAGCTTTGTTGCCAGTAGTCGAGGCTGTGTTGCCGTACCTACAAAAGTTTGCTGATTGGGCACAAGACAATCCAGAGGCGTTTTTAGTTATTGCTGGTGCTATTGGCGCAGTTGCCGCCGCAATCGTGGCCACAAACATTGCTATGGCGCTTAACCCATTTAGCCTGATCGCAGCCGGCATTGCGTTGCTAGTTGTCGGTCTGGTCGTTGCTTACAAAAAGTTTGAGTGGTTTAGCACCGGCGTAAAGGCTGTGGTTAACACCATCATCGGCGTGTTTGAGGTATGGGCAAACAGTTGGATCAAAGTCATTAACGCAATTATTAAGGGTTACAACGCTTTGCCGTTGTTGCCTGATATTGGCTTTATTGGTGAAATTAAAATTGGCAGGGTTGGTGGCGATGAAGGCACAACTAGCGGCGGCGGAATAAACATTCCAAAGATGGCTAGCGGTGGCATCGTAAACAGCCCAACATTGGCGATGATTGGCGAAGCAGGCCCAGAGGCCGTAATCCCATTGTCAAGGATGGGTCAGATGGGTGGCGGCATGAGCATCACCGTTAACGCCGGGCTAATTAGTACACCAGACCAAATTGGGCAAGACATTATTACAGCAATACAAAAAGCACAACGCCGTAGCGGTCAGGTGTTTGCAGCCGCATGACCGTGCCAGTAATGCAAGTGCTGGTGGGTTTCCAATCCACGACAGGATTTGGTACACCGTTCCAGTTAAACGACTCGTTTTACGGTGTGTTAGATACCGCTGGTCGAGGCACGTTAGGCGGCGTAACAATGGTTGACTTAACCAGCATTGTTGAGTCAGTCAACATCACACGCGGCCGTAACCGACAACTAGACCAATTTAACGCTGGAACAGCCACCATTGCGTTTAACAACCAAACCGAAATACTTAACCCAACAAACACGGCAAGCCCTTACTATCCGTTTGTGTTGCCACGATGCCCAGTGCAAATCCTTGCTAACGGCATACCCATTTACACGGGTCTTGTCACAGACTGGAATTTAGATTACGACATTAGTAACAAAGACATGATGTATGCGTCATGCGCTGACAACTTTACTGTGCTAGCAAACCAAGCCTTAAATGCTGTAACACCATCAGCACAAGCCACTGGCGCACGCATTAACACCATATTGGATTTAACAGAAATTAACTATCAGGGCGCTCGATCTATAGATACAGGCTCATCCACGTTAGGCGCATACGCCATAGATCAAGACACGGTTTGCCTTAACTATTTACAGCAAGTCAACACAAGTGAGCAAGGCTATTTGTTTATGTCAGCCAACGGCACACTGACATTTAAGGGCAGATCAAGCGTCCTTAACCCTGTAGCCGGCGCAACCTTTAACACTGACGGAACAGGCTTGCCGTATCAGACGCTTATAAACCAGTACGGCGATGAGCTGCTGTACAACTACATCATCACCCAATCACCAGCAGGCGCAGTGCAAACCACTAGTAACGCAAATAGCATTGCGCTATATCAAGCCCAACAATACGCACTTACCAATTTGCTTAACAGCACCACAGCAGAGGTAGCAGGCTTAGGCAACTACCTATTGGGCAAATATAAAAACCCTGTATTGCGCTTTACTGGCCTATCTACTCAACTTACGGCTTTATCAAGTGTTAACCAAAACATTGCGCTAACGCTCGATCTAACAAGCATTTGTAGTGTTGTTAAAAACTTTGTTGTAGGCACACCAGCCACAGAAACCCAAACGCTTATTGTCTCTGGTGTGTCTCACAACATCACACCCGGCAGCCACATTATCTCTTACACTTTTGAGAGCACAGACGGCAACCAGTATCTCACACTTGATGACAGCATTTTTGGTACTCTTGACAACAACTTGTTAAGTTTTTAAAGGAGAAATTATGGCAACATTTGGAACATTTGTATCAGGGCAAATTCTTACTGCTGCGGAACTTAACGCACCTATGGTTTGGACTTCATACACGCCTGCTTTAACGTCCAGTGGTACACAACCAGTTTTAGGCACAGGAAGCATTGCATCGGGTAAATATGTGCAATTAGATAAGTTTGTGTTTGGGTATTTCAACATTGCGTTTGGCACTTCAGGCATCACTGTTGGAACAGGCAACTATCTTATTTCGTTGCCAGTAGCAAGCGCACGTACAACAGGCAACTTTTGGGAATACAACATCGGAACAGGAACTTTTGGCGACGCTAGCGGCGGCAACGACTTTATGGTTAAATTCAACTTTAATAGTTCTACTACAATGCTTGCGTATTATTGGACTTCATTTAACGCACAACTTGCAGCGGTGAGTGCAACAGCACCAGTAACAGTTGCTGCTTCAGACCGTTTCAGTGGTTTTTTCTGTTACGAAGCAGCAACGGCAGCAGCCGCGTAATGCAAATTGCTAATGAAACGTCATTTAGCGCTTAGCCTTATGTTCGCACTTGTCCTGACCGCGTGCGAAACAACACGCCAAAACGCGCCAAAAACTGGCCCAATGACACGATGCTCGACAATTTCACAATGCGAAAGGGTAACTAATGACTAAGGAAAAATCAGAAATAGAACACCTACACGCTCGCATGATTGTGTTTGTTGGTTGCACCATTGCGGTGACGTTTGCAATTACCGTCATTGGCTTTGTGTACGGCCTGTTGTTTGTTACCCAGCCGTTAGAGCAGTCACCTAATGACGCACAATTTATTGACTTGCTTTCGACACTTACCGTGTTTATGACTGGCACACTCTCTGGCCTTGTTGCCGCTAACGGACTGAAAAGGAAACCTGCAGATGCCAATACTGCCAGCCAACCCTAAAGTCATTGGCTCACGGCCTTACACAGGTAACAGTGACGGTGCAGCTGCAGGCCCAATACCCGGCATGGATGAGTGGATTAGGCAGGCGATTAAGTACAGCAACGGCGCAATCTGGAATAACGGCAGTTGGGGTATACGCGATATGCGCGGCTCTGCAAATTTGAGTGTTCATGCAACTGGTCGAGCCGTTGATTTGTCGTACAGGCCGTCAGAAAAATACCCACTA